CAAGAACTCAAACTTGCTTCTGTTGTATTTGTATTTACAGAAACGGATGATATTAAGGAGAGATTAGAAGATTCGGATAAAATATTTGAAGAAATAGAAAATGATGCAGACTATGCTGAAAAAAATGGTTTGTACTATGGTGCAATTAGATATAGAAATACCGAACAAGCCGAAACTAAAGATGAAGACTTATTAATAGCATATCCATTAGATAGATATAATTTTACATTACCTGTTATTGGTGAAATTGTTAATATTGATATTATAAATGGTAAATCGTTTTATAGAGCAATAAATTTTCAAAATACAATTGGATTTAATACTAATTTAGAAATATTATCAAATACGATAAAAACTACGGATGAAAACAATAATGATGCTGGTTTAGATTCAATTAAAGTTGTAAAAGAAACCGGTATCGCTAATTCCGATCAATCCAACGTTTCACAAACAAAAGTAAATAGAGGGTTTGCTGGTAAATATTATAAACGAAATGTTAGATTACACCAATTAAAACCAAACGAAGGTGATACTATTATTCAAGGTAAGTTTGGTAATTCAATTCGTTTTAGTGGATATATTCATAGTGAAAAAACCGATGGTAAACAATATGCGGCTATTTTAATTCGTAATGGAGAAAATAGTGATTCTCAAACTAATAATAAAATATTTGAAACAACAACCGAAGATGTTAATAAAGATGGAACATCTATCCAAATTACATCGGGTGAATATAATACATTATTTAAAGAGACGGTAGCTGTTAATAAAGAAGCGGTAGGAGATTACCCATCATCAGATGAATTAAAGGGTGACCAAATAGTTGTTAATAGTGGTAGAGTAATCATATCATCAAAAACAGCTGAAACTTTTTTGTTTAGTAAGAAAAATATTAGTATCTTTACGGATGATATTATTACAATTGATGCAGAAAAAGGATTAAATTTTATTGTTCAAAATGGTCCTGTGCAAATTGCAGCTAGTGGAAACAATAATGTAACAATTGGAGTTGAAAACGGAAAAATATTTGCAGGTAATGCTGATGCAACTGAAGCTATGTTATTAGGTAATACACTGGTAGATTTAATTAGTAGACTAATAGATTCTATAAATCAAATGACAATTGCAACGCCATCTGGTCCTTCCGCACCGGGTCCTATTGATAAAGCACCATTTAATAATATCAGAAACGAATTAAAAAACGCATTATCTAAAACGAATTACTTAATCTAATGTCTTGGTCTCAATTTAAAGATGAAGTGGGTAATAGAATGAAAGCTGCTAATTGGAAATCATCCGATGAGTGGGCTAAATTCTTTACTAAAAAATACGATGAGTGTATTAAGAGAGGTACGGATTTAAGTGGTAAAAACCCTGTATTAAAAGGTAATACAGAATTAATGGAACAAACCTTAATTAATGCCGGTAATATAGCATTAGCAGCAAAACTTCCAATTTTTTATAGTTCATATATGAATTTATTAGGACAGGGTATCATTGGATATTGGAGTACAGCTACTTTACAAAAAATGAGTACACCATTGGTTCCGGCACCAGGTACAATTTTAAACTTACAAGTAACAAACAATTATTGTACAAATCCGGGAAAATTTGTAGGAACACCAACACCACCGATTAAAGATGTTGACCAATTTTTAAATGGATTTATTTCTGCAGCAACTATACATTTAACAACAATTAGTGGTACAACTGAATTAATTTCACAATATATACCACCTTTACCAATTGGACCTGCTATTACAACATGGACTGGTTATAAAGTAGACCCACCGGGTAGAAGGAGAGTAGCAGCACCGGTTGTTGAAGAAATTGAGCCTGTTGTTGAGGATGATTCACCAATTGTTGAACACAAAGCGGTAATTGAACATGAACGAAGAAATGGTAGAGTTAGATATAATAGAGTAGAGGATGCAGAAAATCCTGACTTAATTGAACAACCGACACGTGCCTTTAGACCGGTAACAAGAGTAAGTACATCGGTTGCAGATACAACAACGACAACAACGCCGGCATCAGCACCTATTTTAGAAGATGCATTAGAACCAATTAGAAATATAGGAGAGATTGGTAGAGGATTACCACCAAAAGCACCATCACTAATAATATATAAAAATGGTAGGATTGATACAAAGCTTTTAGTTCCTATTGCAAAGGGTGGATTAAGTAGATATGGTGGTAATTACTTATTAGAAAAACAGGCAGCAGACCAATTTAAAAAATGGAAAGCTCAAGCTGATAGAGATGGTTTTTATTTTACAATTACATCTGCATATAGAGATTTAGAACAACAGGGTAGTTTGAAAGGTGGGGCAGGTACAGTTGCAAAGGCAGGTTCTTCTGCACATGGGTTAGCATTAGCAATTGATATTGGTGAATTATTTAAGTTAGTAAAAGGAAGTGGAAATCCTGGCATTAATACTAGAGCAAAACAAAATAGTAAATTGTACAAATATTTAGCAAAGACCGGGTCACAATATGGTTGGTATAATCCAATTAGATTAGCGGATAATTTTGGTGTTGATGAATGTTGGCATTGGGAATATTGGGGATATTATAAAAAATAAATACTTATATAAAGAAAACACAATTTTATGGATCAAACACAATTAATTAAAGCATTAATAAAAGTTCTAAGAGAGGATATTAAAAAAACTCTTAAAGAAGAAATACGAAATGCTGTTCACGAAGTGTTAAACGAACAAATTGAAACACCAAAGAAACAAGTGAACGAAGGTTACGAATTTAAATCAAAAGATGATGGTACTTATGGTACAATCCAATACGGACAAACACCACAGGCAGTAAGACCTATGATTTCTCCGGCTGATTTAGGATATGGTGATAATTTTAGAGAATACTCACAACCAGAGGCATCTTTTGGTGGAACACAATCAGAGTATGGTTCTTATTTACAAGGACAAGAAGAAGGTGGTATTCCATTAGAACATAAGATGGCAATGGCAGCAAGGAGAAATCCAGAAGCAGCACAATCAGTTATGAAAGCAATGACAAGAGATTATTCTCAATTGGTTAAAAAATTCAATAAAGGGTAATATAAATGGCAAGAATATTAGAAAAAAAGTTTTTAGTAGATGAACAAGATAAAAGTGTTGGTGTTACACTTCCATTAAGGAAAGGAAACAATGGATACTTTGAAGTGTCTTATACAACTAAAGACCAAATTAAATCTAATATTAAATCATTGTTATTAACACAAAAAGGTGAAAGATTAATGCAACCAACATTTGGGTCTGATTTAAGACGCTATTTATTTGAACCAATATCAAGTAATTTAGATTCTTTTATAGAAGATAGTATTACCGAAGCAATAAATACTTGGATGCCATATGTTACAGTTGAAAGTATAATATATGATACGAGTAACGATTTAAAAGATATGAATAGAATAGATTTGGAATTAAAATATAGTTTGAAGTATTCTAACTCACAAACATTAGAACAATTAAATATAGTAATATAAAATGGCATTAAAACCTATTGATAAAAGTTGGGCAACGAATAAAAAAGATATTAAATATCTTAATAGAGATTTTGCATCCTTAAGACAAGCATTAGTTGAATTTACTAAAACATATTATAGTAACACTTATAATGATTTTAGTGAAGCATCACCGGGTATGATGTTCATCGAACAAGCAGCATATGTTGGTGATATTCTTTCGTATTATACGGATGCTCAATTAAAAGAATCATTTATTAACTTAGCAAGTAATAAAAATAATATCTATCAATTAGCACAGAACTTAGGATATAAGCCAAAGATTTCTACTCCCGCAAGTGTTACTTTAACTTTATATCATACATTACCATCACATAATGTAGCGGGTGCAGGTACTGGTAGTTATGAACCAGATTACGATTACGCATTAAAAATTAATGAAGGTATGGTAGTTGGTTCTGCAACAAATTCTAATATAGAGTTTATAACTACTGATTTTGTTGATTTTGCTGACCCTAAAGATAGAGAAGTAAATGTGTATACCATAGATGGTAGTGGTAATCCATTATTTTATCTATTAACAAAAAAAGTAAATGCAATTAGTGCAAATAGATTTACTCAAGATTTTGAAGTTGGTGAATTTAAACCAAATCCTACTTTTAGAATAACATCTGGTAATTTTATTAAAATAGAAAATATTGTTGATTCCGATGGAACTACTTATTATGAAGTTCCGTATTTAGCACAAGAGATGGTTTATATAAAATCTCCAAACGAAATATATAATGAACCAACCTTAGCAACGGCAAACGCACCTAAGTATATTTTAAAGTTACAACAAACAAACAAAAGATTTACAACTCGTTTAGTAGATGAACAAACTATTGAATTAAGATTTGGTAGTGGTAATGAATCTACACCAGATGAACTATTAATTCCAAATACAAAAAATGTAGGATTAGGATTAAATAATTCAATTAATAGAATGGGTGAATCGTTTGATCCTTCTAACTTTTTGAAAACAAATACATATGGTATTGCACCGGCATCAACAACATTAAGTGTTACTTATTTAGCGGGAGGTGGTTTACAATCAAATGTACCACAGGGTGATTTAACAACATTAAAATCGGTTTCATTTAACGAAGATTTATTGGCATTTTCAGATATCAATATACCTATTTACATTGAGGCAAGAAATACATTAGTAGTTGAAAATACGGAACCTGCAACTGGTGGTAAAGGGTTTGAAACAATTGAAGAAATTAGAGAAAATGCAATTGCAAACTTTGGTGCACAAAATAGAGCAGTAACTAAAAAAGATTATGAAGTAAGAGCATTAGCAATGGATACTATGTTTGGTGGTGTTGCAAAAGTATATGTAGAACAAGATGGTTCAATTGATACAAATGCGGCACAACAAGTTTTAAGAAATCCATCGGTTAAAAAAGATTTCACTAATTTAGTTAAATCATTAAAGACTTCAACTGATGATGAAATTACTTTAGCATTAGATACTTTCTTAAAAACAAAACAAACGTTTGCAGTAGAAAGTAATCCATTTGCAATTAATATGTATTTGTTAGGATATGATTCTAATAATAAATTAACAACATTAAATGCAACTGTAAAACAAAACTTAAAAACATATTTAGAAGAATATAGATTATTAACAGATGCTATTAATTTAATTGATGGTTATATTGTTAATATTGGTGTAAACTTTGATATAACTGTTTTTGCTAATTATAACAAAAGAGAAGTTGTATTGAAGTGTGTACAAGTAGTAACTAACTATTTTGACATTAATAAATGGAAAATGAATCAATCAATTAATTTAAGTGAATTAGAATTAGAATTGGCAAATGTAGATGGAGTTTCATCGGTTCCTAAAGTAGAAATAGTAAATTTAGCAGATTCAACGGGTGACACCTATTCACAATATTCGTACAACATTATAGAAGCAACTAGAAATAAGATTGTTTATCCATCATTAGACCCTTCTATATTTGAAATTAAATATCCAAACAAAGATATTAAGGGGAGAGCATTATAATGGTACTATTTTATACAGCATCGCAAGATGCAACTATATACTTACAACAACCTTACCAAAATACTGGTATAGATGAAATACTAGAAATTTCAAAAGTATATTATGGTGATACACCGGATATGAGTAGAGTATTAATTCAGTTTGATACTACGGAAATATCTAAAAGTTTAGCAAATGGTACAATACCAAGTGGTTCATTTACAGCATCTTTACAATTAAAAATAACTAAAGCAGATGAAATTGCAGCTAGATTTAGTATAGAAGCATACCCAATTTCACAAAGTTGGGAAAATGGTACTGGTACTCGTTTTGATAATCTTACTACAAATGGTGCAACTTGGATTTATAAAAATGGTGATGATACAACAACTGTATGGAATAATACTTATGATGGAGCTAATACTACATTTAATCCATTTACAACTGGTTCGCAGACAGGATGGGGTGGAACGTGGTTTACATCATCGGTAGTAACACAATCGTTTAGTTATACATTAGAAGATATTAATTTAGATGTAACCGAATTTGTAAAAAAATGGAATAGTGGGAGTATAGTAAATAATGGCTTTATTCTTAAATTTGCAAATGATAAAGAATTAGATACTATTGATTATGGTAGTATTAAAATGTTTTCAAAAGAAACTAATACAATATATCAACCTAAATTAGTAATAACGTATCCTGAAACTAATACAAGTGGTTCACTAATTGATATTACAGATTTTGCAGCTAGTAGTAGTTATGATGTAGTGTATCGTTGTTATTCACCAAATTTGAAAGACTCTTATACAAAAGGTCAGAAAGTATCAATAAAGGTGGATGCGAGAGAGTTATACCCTATTAAACAATTCAATAGTACATTTGCATATCAAGTTAAATACTATCTGCCAAATGAGGCCTATTACGCAGTAATGGATACATTAACAAAAGAGTTTATTATAAATTACTCACCTAATACAAAAGTATTGAGGGGGTTGCGTAACAATATGATTAACCTAAACTTTACCAATTGGCCTATCGGTAGAAATTACACATTATTTGTAAAATCAATTGATACCAATAACGAAGAAATTTTCGAAATTGGTAGTTTTGATATTTATGAATAATAATGGCAAACGAAACAAAATATATAAATCTTTCTGATGATACTAACGTTAGTGTATCTACTAAATTATATGTAGACAAGTACAACAAAGGTGAATTAGCCAAGTCCGTTGATTTAAGAGTTACGGAATTAATTAAACCTTTACCTGATGTTAATCTAAACTTAGTTCCTAAACCAATATACGATGCAGAAGTTCAGTTGAATGAAGATTTGCAGGCAGAAATTGAAATTCTAAATATTACTATTGATGATTTATCATCCGAATTAGCAATAAAAACAGCAGATAGTTCTTCTTTGGTTTTAGAAAATGATGCATTGAAATTAAAAGAAGCTAAATCAGATAATAATATACAATCAATACAAACTACGGTTGTTGATTTAAGAAGTAACCTTACAACATCATTAACTAAAGCAATTAATGAAGCAACTG